GGCCACGCAGGAGCGGTGCCGGGAGAGCCCCAGCCTCCATATGAAAAATTAATGTACCCATTGGTGCGTGGATATTTATTTTCGAATGTATAAAGATCAATGTAAGATCCACTATTCTTCCACTGTAGTTTCTCTGCCAAAGAACCATCATATGGATAAGATGAATGAATATATGTATAAGAGTCCTCGTAATACTTTTCTGCTGAACCATATTTAGCAAAATTTTTGGGATCTGAGAAATCAATAGAAGGAATAAATCTCTTCTCATCGATGATATCAGCTTCATGGTAGTCAGCCGACTCGACAACCCTGCCGATTTCTTCCGATGTTTTGTTGTCAACTACTTTTGTTACAGCGACACTATCAAATAATCCCTTAAGACTCATATTTTAATTATTCTTCAACCCGAAATTTAAATGTTTGGGGCTGCTCCTGCCAGTCTCCTATACTATCATTATAATAGGATAGTTTAATCTCGTACATATAGCCTCCCTCTAACATGGACATATCTAGGTCAAAATAATTCCCCTTCTGATCATATGACAAATAAGTGCCATAATCTGAACCTGTACTATACGGAATAGCTGCATAGTTGTCGGTTTTTCGATAAATTGCATAGGACGCGCTCGTTATAACCTCCGTTGGATTGTTGGCGGTTGCGACCGCATAAAGAGTGGGGCTCCAGTCACGCGACCGAACAAAAAATCTAAATCTTGATTTGTCTTGTCGTGAATAAGATTTCTTTAAATTTCGGCACGACGTTATTCTATCAAAGGTCGGGGCGGACTCATAGGTAGGCATTAATTCAGGATAAATGGAGCCTGTAAAATATTCTACGGCGCCTGAGTGCCACAAATCAAAAATAGCAGATGGAGCAGCAGTCGTAGCCGATGTTCCCGTAACCGCAATTGAGGCTGAGTATATACCGGTTGAAACATGGCCACCTGTAATGTTAGTAGCGCCATTATAAAGCAAGAGCTTAGAACCAGTTGGAGCGGACGATCCCGAATACAATGAAACTAAAATGTTACTTGTCCCCACAGCGGGGATATTTGTAAGACGCCCTCGAATATAATTATACAGATAAAGCGTATTCAAGTTATCTGCAGCCGGAGCTAATGAACTAGAATAATAGAAGTTTTCCCTATCATCTTGAACCCTAGAGTCCCACCGAGCCTCTAAAACAGGGCGCCTAAAGAAATATTGTGTGGACCGGGCGAAAAACTTTTTAGTATAATAAGAGTCAGTCGAACCAACAAGGTTTTGGATAAGGCTTCCGGAATTTGCGCCCGAGGAGTTAGAGTGATACGCCTCTTGACTGGCTGTGAGGTGTACTCCCACACCATAATTATCATGACCGCCCGAAGCGGCGCCCTTGATCCATAGTTCGACTAGATTGGTTATATCTATTTCAAGGTCTTCATAGCCCTGTGGGAAAGTAGCCTTATAATTTGAAGCTGTTAAATAATCCCCCCCAACAGAATCCCACTTAGCCGTCGTGCTGGCCGAGAGCCAATTAGAAGACCCTAAGTCTTTATACTCATCCATATCTAAGCCGGTGCCCTCTGTCCATGATTGAGATAAGGGGGCTATAGTTAGTGTAAAATCCTGAGGTAGTGTAAAGGGGGTTTCTGCATTAAACATACGAAGGTAAAAAGACACACTACCGGAGGCCGGAATAGTGTTAGCAGTTCGATCAGTACTGATGCTAGTTATAGGAAACTGCATAAGGATTCGGGACACTTCTTGGGAGCGGCCGAGCGTTGACCCGGAGGTCTGGCCATAAATTGAAAATACCTCTAAAGAGTCAGCATAGCCCATATTTGAGCCTGTGCCGCGGGTAGTCAAATCGGACTGAAATGCATTTGTTATTGTGTTATCAATACTCGCTGTATATCTCAGGATGGCCATTAGGTAACGGTTCCTTCAATATCGCTATTTGGATACTTTAATTCAAATATCATATCTATCTTCCCGTTAAGATATCGGCCGTCGACGGATAAACTAGAATTAAAATCGAAAGACGTCTCAGAATAGACGCCCCCTTGTCTGTGCAAAATTCGTACGTCTACTACATCGACAACACCCGGAACTCTTTGTAGCTCTTTATAAATGTCTACCACATAGATGGCTTCAGCAATGTCATATTGTTGATTTATAAAATAATTTCTCAGTCTCTGGGTGGCCAGATTTACCACATTATACTTATTTTCTTCATAATCTGCCACTACAGAAAAATTAATACCAAAATTAACCACATTAGCGTCTCGAATGTCGATAGTGTCATTAATCATTTTATATGTTGATAGCCATGTCTTTATATTTTTTTTAAGAGTTTGATTGGTTGCAGCAAGAAAGCCATCCTTGTTCTTCGATATAACATACATGTTTAGATTTCTCTTAAAAGAATCAAAATCTCTTTCAAAGGAACATCTTGTAATCGCGCCGAAGCTTGGAGGCATTGCATAAGTAATTGCTTTGTAATCTTCTATTGTAACGGCACGATTCTGTGTGGCATAGTGCGAATATACTCTTTGTTTCAGTTCATCTGCATTAGGGATCGAAATATCCCCGACAATTGGATTTTCGTTCGTAGACTCTATGGAATCTCTAACTCCTTGAACGATCGTCGAATCGAGATTTTGTAAAGAATTAAACTTTAACAATGGTGCAGACACTTGTGTCAACGTCCCTCTGGCTGCATTAACGTCGCTCGCATCATTGACCCTATATACAATTGTCAAGGTTGTGTTTGATGGTCCGACACCAAATTTATCGGTTTCGGTAAGGTTAGTTGGGTCAAACTCTTGTTGAGTTGTATAATCTCTACCATGCAACTTGAGAAGAATTTTACTAGGATCTATTACAGATTCATTTGTAAGTTCTGCTTCGGATCCATACCCAAATTGTAAATACGCTTCGCCTGGTTTTCTTTCCAGCGTAAACCTTCTTGTGACCGGGATGGCCTTCAAAATGGACGGCACAAGGTTTTTGTCTGCATTATTGTTTCTAATTGCTTTAAAAACAATTTCCTGGGCCAAATGATCTACTTGGTAATATCGATGGCCCTCGGAATCATATACATTCAATATCTCTACCAGATCCGGATCATCCAGATCTATTTTTCTAAACTTTACAAAATCGGATATTGTTTCGGTTTGCCGGCCGAGGCGTCCTGATATAACAGTGCCCGCCGCTTTTATAGCGAATTCAGTGGGCGCGCCTGTTGTGGTGTTTATCTTGCTTACAATAATTTGATTATTCGGGTCGGCAAAATTAACATCATCTACGAGAGTAAAATTTTGGCCCCCTAATGAAGTGATTCGAGAATTAGCTTGTAATAATGGTATATAATCTTCATTTGGCGCGCCGGCCGTGGAGGCTGGCACCGACACAAAAAACTCTACTTGCCCTACAGAAGAAAACGAAGTTGCGTATTTATACCCCATCTGGCGCGCGAGCTTAACAACATTATCATATTCTGTGGCCGTCGCTAAAAATGTCTCGTTTAGTTGATAATCCATATAAAACGAGAGGACATCACCCACATAAGATACGGTATCCAATACAAGAGACCCAAACCCAGCCGAATTAAAATCTTGGTAAGAATCGGGATAGTACCGTTTTACATAATCCAATAAATTATTGCGAATAGAACCAAAGTCACGGCCCGAATAGTTTATTACTTTTATACTTTTTTTGCTATTATTTGATCTATCATTCGCCATAATATGTTTCCTACGAGTCGCCCCCTGTTCCAATCGATATACTATCGAGTATGTTCATCGAAGATACTGAATAATGAATTGAGACATTTAAAATCTGATCGTCATGGCCATCTGTCACCTGACTTTTACTAAAATTTATAGTATCCAGACTTATAAAGGGCATATATTTACTAGTCTGGTGCCGAACATCGGCAGCTATTTTAGATTTTAGTTGTGAAGTATTCTGTTCGAATAAATAGTTTCTAAGTCCTACGCCAAAATTTATATCCATTATCCTTTCCCCGGGTGATGTTAACATTAAATTAATAAAATTTTGCTTAATTACCTCTTTTAAAGTAGCAGTAAGCGCATATGCCCCCACATAATTATCAAATTGTAGTGGAAATTTTGGTGAGTACCCAATCATTGTAAATTTTTACGCCTTTTCTATAAATAGTAAGAAATAATTATCTTGATTAATCTTCTGAGCAATCCGGTTCGACGACAACTTGACTCTGGCCAAGCTCTCCCAACCGCATTAACAAATAAATGATTCCAAATGGAGTTATGGGAGGCAGTACAAAAGTATAGGGGATACTGCCCTCTAAATCAAGTCCCTCCTTACTGATTTGTGGCTTCATGCTATCCGGGAAATCCTCCGGGAACAATCGATCAATATTTTGTCGGATATACTCAAACGTTTGGTCAAGTGTGGGAACATCGATATGTGGGACATCAAGCGCCGGCGAATCAGCTGTTTGATTTATACCAAGTTCGTCGTCGCATGCAGAAGGCCGAAGGCCTAGGCCTGCCGATGCATCGAGTGCACCAACCCCGTTTGCTATATCCGCGGCCATCTGGGCCATATTTTGTGCTTGTTCCATCCCTTGAAATACCTGTTTTGATATCTTTTTAATCTGGGAGCTTACAATTACATGAGGCTCGCACAGTTCTACTAAGCCTTTGAGAATGTATTTTGGTGATTCTTTCAAAGCTTTATTTAAAAAAGACTGTCCTATATCAGCAATCGGACTCAGGGCGTTAGAAGCTCCATTTAATAACGAACTGTTTAGAGCATCAACATCACAATTACTCGTGGCCGTTGTATCGCTACCGGCAAAGGCAGCTTGGATAGCTAAG